CTTCTTTCGAGAAGGTAGGTAGTCTCCCCCGATTTCTCGGAGGTTTCTACTCCCGTGTGTTCGACCGGAGTTGCGGTGCGTTGCTTGATGATCCCTGTATCGACTCAATCATTGCCTTGCGTCAACTTACGTTGATGTTTGGCAAGATTCTTCTTCCTTGCAGTGATGCAAGGATTAAGAAATCGATGCAGAATTACATCAAGTGTGAGCAGGATGTTCGCCAAGCCGACAAGGATCTCAGCCAGAAAGATTTGGCTGAGTTCCAGGTTATGTCGGACTTGTTGTTTCCTGGGGTGTTTACCCAGATGGACAGAGATGTCTATTATGGACAACTCCTCCCGAAACACGGTCCTGGTTCAACCGCCGATGGTCTTTCCAGCAATGGAAAGTATCGGTTGAGAACTTGGACCGAACGACTCGAGGAGGTTTTTCCCTCCTACGAGTACCTTATACCGAATCTTCACTATCGTGAAGATTTGGATGAGGTCGACATCCTCGAACCCGGTGCTGAGATGCCTGTGAAGGTTATCCCAGTTCCTAAGACGTTGAAGACACCTAGGATTATAGCGATGGAACCTGCGTGTATGCAATATACACAGCAGGCTCTCCTTCGCTGTTTTCTGACAGCTTATGACAGGGATGAACTCCTGCCTAAGCTGATCGGATTCGACGACCAGCTCCCTAATCAAGAGCTGGCACGTGAGGGCTCTCTTAACGGAGAGACCGCAACACTCGATTTGAGTGATGCATCCGATCGTGTCTCCAATCAGCTCGTCCGGACTATGGTAGCTAGACGGCCCCATTTGAGTAAGGCCATCGATGCCACCAGGTCTAGACGGGCCGAGGTACCTGGCGAGGGCACTATTCGCCTCGCTAAGTATGCGTCTATGGGTTCAGCACTCTGTTTTCCCATTGAGGCCATGGTCTTTACGACCTTGATCTTCTTGGGGATCCAGAGATCGCTCAACGCCACGCTTACCCACAAGGATATTGAATCCTTTGTGGGCTCGGTGCGCGTCTATGGGGACGATCTGATTGTCTCCGTTAGACATGTGCATACTATCGTACAGACTCTCGAGCTTTTTGGAGCTCGAGTTGGTCTGGACAAGTCTTTCTGGACCGGAAGGTTCAGAGAGTCTTGTGGGAAGGAATACTTTAATGGGACGGACGTATCTCTCGTCCGTGTCCGGCAAGTGTTACCTTCCACGATATCAGACGCTCAGGGAGTCATCTCCTTAGTCAGTCTTCGTAACCAGCTATACTTAGCTGGTTATTGGAGGACTGTCAAGGTGTTGGATGTATCGATTGGGAAGATGTTAAAACACTTCCCTTACGTACTTCCAACGTCTCCCGTGCTTGGCAGGGTTTCATTCCTCGGCTATCAAACCGAACGAATGCACCCAAGCCTTCATAGCCCTCAAGTTCGGGGCTACGCAGTGAAGGCCAAAGCCCCCAGTGATGAGCTGGGGGGCACTGGTGCCTTGCTTAAGTGTTTACTCAGGCTAGAATCCGGTAGTAAGATAAGGGGTGTTGAGAGTCATCTCAACGTAGTCCCCTGCTACCGCTCTGGCCTGTCTCGTTCGGGATTGGATCCCCGAATTGAGACTTCCCCGTGGTCGCCAACCATGGGCCAAGATGAGAAGCACTTAGAGCGTTCTGGACGCCCCAAGCGCGTCAGCATAAAGCTTGGGTGGCGATCGC